AGCGGGTAGGACGCTGTGGCTCGGTGGCACAGACGTAGCTAAAAGTAGAGAAGCCTCACAATTTAATTGTTCATTCACTCATGTAGAAACAGTACAGGATGTTGTGGATGTTTTATGGCTGTTGCTACAAGGATGTGGTGTTGGCTTCCGGCCTATCATTGGAGCACTTACTGGGTTTCGTAAGCCAATAAAGAATATCCGCGTAGTTAGATCTACAAGAACTGCTAAGGGTGGTAAACAAGACAACTCTGAAAAGTTTCACAAAGGTGTGTGGACTATAAAGGTTGGTGACTCTGCGGAAGCGTGGGCAAAGTCAGTTGGTAAGCTATTGGCGCATCCGTATTCTGCTGAAGAACTTGTCCTTGATTTCTCAGAGATAAGACCCGCCGGAGATCGACTGAAGGGTTATGGGTGGATCTCATCTGGAGACGAGTCTATTGCAAAAGCCTATACCGCTATTGCAGAAATCTTAAATAAGCGAGCCGGAAGTTTACTTCAGCGGATAGACATCCTCGATATTGTGAATTGGTTAGGTACAGTCTTATCCTCGCGTCGTTCTGCTGAGATTGCTTTGTTTAACTACGGCGAAGATGAGTGGGAAGAGTTTGCAGTAGCTAAGAAAAATTATTGGGAAGAAAACATCCAACGAGCACAGTCAAACAATTCATTGTTGTTTAAACAAAAGCCAAGCCGTGAAGAATTAGAAAACATCTTTCATATGATGGTCGAGTCTGGAGGATCTGAACCAGGCTTTATTAATGCTGAAGTCGCATCTCGACGTGCGCCGTGGTTCAAAGGCGTAAATCCGTGTGCTGAAATTTTATTAGGAAACCGCAGTTTCTGTAATTTATCGGAAGTAGATGTTGGTAAATTCAAAGGAAATTCATTTGCATTAAGACGTGCAGTTGAGATAGCAGCTAGAGCAAACTACAGACAAACCTGTGTTGATCTACGGGATGGCATATTACAAGAAGCATGGCATCTCAATAATGAATTTCTCCGGCTATGTGGAGTTGGCATTACAGGTGTTGTGCGTCGTCCTGATTTGTCAGCGTATGATTATGAGGATCTTAAGCGTACAGCTACCGCTGGTGCATATAGCATGGCTGATGAGCTTGGCTTACCTCGACCAAAGAACGTCACGACAATCAAGCCTAGTGGGACAGTAAGTAAAATTATGGATACCTGTGAGGGTGTGCACAAGCCATTAGGTAAGTACATCTTCAATAACGTTAACTTCTCTAAGCACGATCCGTTGGTTCCCTTGTGCCGATCTTCTGGCTACAAAGTAATTGATAACCCTACTGATCCCGAAGCGGTGTTGATCACCTTCCCTGTTCAATGGTCAGACGTACCGTTTGAGCGTGTTGAAAAGGACGGGATGGAAATTGAGGTTAACCTAGAGTCAGCGATAGTGCAGCTAGAAAGATACAAGATGCTGATGAAGTCTTGGTGTCAGCAAAACGTATCGGCAACAATTAGTTATTCTGCTGACGAAGTGCCAGAGATCATCGACTGGTTGCTAGATAATTGGGATAACTATGTTGGTGTTAGTTTCTTGTTTCGGGCTGATCCAACTAAGTCAGCTAAAGACTTAGGCTATCTTTACCTACCGCAAGAAGTTGTAACTAAAGAAGCATATGACGCATATGTGGCTAATTTACAGCCTATTTCTTTAGACGAAGCCAACTCATTAATTGAGATTGAACAGGACGAATGTGCCACAGGTGCTTGTCCAATCAAATAATTACCTTGCTTAATAGGAGAACTAAATGGTGAAAACCACTAGTGCCTCTCGTAAATTTCCAGTTGTTCCTAAAGAATTACTGGATGAACTAGAGACTCGATTCCCAGATTTGATGCCAGAGTTTAGTGACTCGGTAGATGATATTAGGTTTAAGCAGGGGCAAATCTCCGTCATTCGTTTTTTGAGAAGCACTTTCAATAATCAAAATAAAAACATTTTGGAGACTAAATAATATGTGTGCAGGTCCATTAAAACCTAAAACACCCCCCATGCCACCACCCCCAGCACCACCGCCACCACCAGCACCTGCGGCTCCTATTCCAGAGCTAAAGAAGTTTGTGGATGAGGATGGGCCAAAGGATCCAATGGGTCGTCGTCGGGGTCGCAAAAAGCTACGCATTGACTTAGCTGATGCAAGCTCAACAACTACCGAAGGTACGGGACTCAACATTCCGACAACATAAGGAAAGTAGGGGATGGATTACAATATGACATGCTCTGCTGTCTATGCCCAGCTAGAGACAAGGCGACAGCCTTTTCTAGATAGGGCTAGAGACTGTGCGGAGATAACCATCCCGTCCCTTTTGACGCGAGATACTCACTCAAGCCATAGTCGTTTATTGACACCGTGGCAAGGGATTGGAGCTAGAGGTGTAAATAATTTAGCCTCTAAGCTCCTCATCGCGCTCCTTCCTCCGAACGCTCCATTCTTCAGATTAAGTATTGACGACTTTGCTCTCGAAGAATTGACCCAGCAACAGGGCATGAGAGCTAAGGTAGAAGAAGGATTGAATCGTATTGAGCGATCAATCATGAATGAGATCGAAGCGTCTGCGTTGCGGGTCGGAGGGTTTGAAGCTCTTAAACAGCTTCTAGTTACGGGAAATGTCCTGTTATACCTGCCAAATGAAGGTGGTGTACGGGTATTCCGTTTAGACAGATTTGTTGTTCGTCGTGACCCGATGGGCAATGTTCTTGAAATTATCACTAAAGAGAGTGTTTCCATTGAGACACTTGAGGATGATGTAAAAGAACTGATTGTTGGTAAAACCAACGAAGACACAAGCTCAAGAAATAAAAATGTAGATTTGTTTACTCACGTTTATCGTGATGACAACAAATGGAAGGTATACCAAGAAGTAAAAGGCATACGATTGCCTGGCACTGAAGGTTCCTATCCTCTCGATAAAAGTCCGTGGATCCCCGTGAGATTCACCAAGATTGATGGTGAAGACTATGGTCGAGGCTATGTAGAAGAGTATCTAGGTGACTTAAAGTCACTTGAGGGACTCACTCAATCAATCGTTGAAGGATCTGCTGCTGCATCTAAAGTCCTGTTTTTGGTAAATCCCAATGGCGTTACCGATATGGCAGAACTAGCTGAGTCAGACAATGGAGCTTTTGTAGAGGGAATGGCTACTGACGTATCCACTATCCAATTACAAAAATATAATGACTTCAGAGTTTCTTTAGAGACAGTCAGTCAGATTAACGAGCGTCTTTCTTTTGCATTTCTCTTAAACTCTGCGGTTCAACGCAGTGGTGAAAGGGTTACTGCTGAAGAAATACGGTATATGGCTAACGAATTAGAGTCGGCTCTGGGGGGCATTTACTCAATTCTTAGTCAGGAATTTCAGCTACCGCTAGTAAAGCGGTTGATGTTCCAGATGGAGCGACAAAAGAGATTGCCAACTCTACCGGATGGTGTTGTTCAACCAGTCATTGTTACTGGCTTGGAGGCACTTGGTCGAGGTAACGATCTTAATAAACTCCAGATGTTCTTTGAATCTGCTGCTGGCATTGCCCAGCTTCCTCCGGAAATCAACAAGTCCGATGCTCTGCTCCGCACAGGGGCTGCCTTAGGCATTGACATGAAGGGACTAGTAAAATCTCAAGAGGATATTCAAGCTGAAATGCAAGCAATGCAACAACAGGCTATGATGGATACTGTTGTTGATAAAGGTACTGGGCCAGCCATTAACGCTATGGGCGGTATGGCAAAAGAGAGTATGGCACAAGGTAACACCCTTGATCCTTCCTCGATTGACCCAGAGATGATTCAACAAGCAATGGAAGGTATAAGCAATGCCGAAGGCTAAGAAGCCTACGGCTCAAGCTGAAGAGACACCTGAGGTAACCTCTAAACAGGAGGAGCCTCAGGCTGAATCTAAAGAAGAGCCAAAGGTAAATCAAAACAGGACCAAACCTGGGACATACAAGACTAGTTTTGGTCTAACGGTAGAATGGTTCTAAATGGTCGATAAAGTAATTGTTCCTGGAAATCAGGAAACGGAAGATCCGAAACATGTTGAAGCAATGGTTGCCAAGGCTGAGGCTGCGTCTGAAGCTCCTGTGGATCAGGATACTGGTTCGCTTAATGTAGATGACCGTCCTGAGTGGCTCCCAGAAAAGTTCAATAGTGCCGAAGATCTGGCGAAAGCCTACTCCGAACTAGAGTCAAAATTAGGTCAACCTAAAGAAACTACTCAAAATGAGTCTAAAGCTGCACAACCATCTGACAATGATGTTGCTCAGGAATTAGACTCTCGTGGGTTAGACCTTCAAGAATTCTCATCCGAGTTCAGTGAGAAAGGTGAATTATCTCAAGACTCGTATGAGAAGTTAGAAAAAGCAGGAATAACTCGGAACATCGTGGACCAATACATTGATGGTCAACAGGCTCTAGCGGCCCAATACGAGTCCGATGTGATGTCTATTGCTGGTGGTAATGATGGGTTTTCAGAAATGGTTGAGTGGGCCACAAGCAACCTCAGCGAAAATGAAATCTCAGTTTACAACCGTGCAGTCGACTCAGGCGATATTGAGCAAGCTAGGTTAGCAGTCGCGGGTGTATATCAAAAGTTCTCCGCAGCTAGACCTAATGAGCCAAACCTACTTCGAGGGAACACTGCAGGTCCAAGCGCAGGTGATTCCTATGAGTCTGTCGCTCAGTTAACTAAGGACATGAGTACCCCTGAGTACAAAAGTGATCCGGCGTTTCGAGCTAGGGTTCAACAGAAGTTAAGTCGCTCTAACATCCTCTAAAGATGGCCCCCTTGTGGGGCCTTCCACCACACTGCGTCTCTACGCGGTGGTGACGCTTACTGAACTACCACACAACTACTTGACCCTCTGCGGAGGATAATCCTGTTGTGTCTGTGTGCGTGAGTATCGAAAGCATTATCTTTTTATCTCATTCACAAGGATGTAAACATGGCTAACGCTACTGTATCTCGTCTCGGACAAGTTAATGGAGCCGGAGACGTAGATAGTTTGTTTCTAAAAGTATTTGCTGGTGAGGTTCTCACTGCATTTGCTGAAAAGAACGTAATGATGGATAAGCACATGGTGCGAACCATCGCTTCTGGTAAGTCAGCACAGTTCCCAGTAACGGGTAACTTCTCTGCTGAGTACCACACACCTGGTTCTGAAATCGTTGGTACAGCAATGAACCACGCAGAGCGAGTAATCACAATTGATGATCTACTCATCGCTCACACATTTATTGCTAATATTGACGAGGCTAAGAATCATTATGATGTCCGTGCTAACTACAGCCGTAAGCTGGGTGAAGCTCTTGCGAACACTGCTGATAAGCACTTGTTCAACACTGCTGTCCTTGCTGCTCGGGCTTCTGCTACCGTTACTGGCGGTAATGGAGGCTCTCGTATTACGGATGCAACAATGGCTTCTACAACTGCTACGCTTATTGCTGCGCTGTTTGAAGCTGCTCAGACTTTTGATGAAAAAGATGTACCTGAAAACGATCGCTACGCTTTCGTCCGTCCTGCACAGTATTATGCGCTTACTCAGAATACTGATGTCTTGAACAAAGACTGGGGTGGTTCTGGTGCATACTCAGACGGTAAAGTCTTCCGCATCGCTGGTCTGACCATCGTTCCTACCAATCACATTCCTTCAACTAACGTGTCTTCTGGCGTTCTCGCTGGTGACTCTGACACTCAGTATGCTGTTGATGCAACAACTACTGTCGGTCTTGTTGTTCAGAAAGAAGCAATTGGTACGGTTAAGCTGCTTGATCTCGCAATGGAGTCTGAGTACGACATTCGCCGTCAAGGTACGCTAATGGTTGCTAAGTACGCTATGGGTCACGGAATTCTCCGTCCAGAGTGTTCTATTGAATTGGCAACTGGCGCAGTTTAATTGATGTAACCCTAGGGGTCTCTGAGAAATCAGGGATCCCTATTTTTTATTTGGATATTAAATGGCTACTGTAACAACACCGACCTCCGAATTGGAGGCTGTGAACACCATGTTATTGGTGATAGGTGAATCGCCTATCTCATCACTCTCGGCGGGGGCAGCGGTGGCTGACGCAGTTACAGCCCAAAGTACCCTATCCGAAGTCAATCGTGCGGTCCAATCAAAGGGATGGCACTTCAATACAGATAAATCTCTTACGCTAACTCCAGCGGCTTTTACAAACGAAATTTCATTACCAACAAACTGTATTAGAGTTGATACAGTTGACGAAGATCGCGACCTCGATGTAGCGCAAAGAGGAACTCGATTGTATGATCGTAAAAATCATACTTACGAATTTGAAGATTCGGTTAAGGTCGATATGGTAATTTTGTTACCATTTACAGATCTACCAGAATCTGCACGACACTATATTACTGTTAGGTCAGCTAGAGTTTTCCAAGCGAGGACTGTAGGGTCTGACGCTTTATACCAATTTTCTCGTGAAGATGAACAAGATGCTTTGATTGGCTTAAAGAAAGCCGAAGGTATTACCGGAGATTACAACATTCTCACTGGTAATTATTCTGTCATGAGAGCAATCCAACGGTACTGATCATATGCCTTTAGTTTCTTCATCCATACCAAATCTGGTCAATGGAGTTTCTCAGCAGCCGTTTACGCTACGCCTTTCCTCTCAAGCCGAGGAGCAAACTAACGGGCTAAGTACAACTTCTCAGGGGCTGAGGAAACGACCGCCAACAAAACATTTAAAAAAGATTTTGTCAGGATCTTTAGGTGACGCTTATTTACACACTATTAATCGAGATCCGACCGAGCAATACGTTGTCATTATTACCGATGGTAATTTAAAAGTTTTTGATTTAGCCGGAACTGAAAAAACTGTGTCGTTTCCCGATGGCACAACTTACTTAGATTCAGCTAGTCCGTCTACATCATTCCGAGCCGTTACGGTGGCTGACTATACATTCATTGTTAATAAAAACACGACTGTTACACAACGTGCTGATAAGTCAGCAGATAGGGCTGCTGAAGCGTTAATTAACGTGAAAGTAGGTAACTACGGTCAGACCTATAAAGTCATTATTAATAACACTACGGTCTCGTCTTATACTACTCCAGATGGGTCTAACTCTTCACATACCGCAAATATCAACACAGACTATATTGCCACTCAGTTGGTTTCAAATGGTCTAAGTAGTTTATCCGGATATACAGTGATCCGAACAGGATCAACAATCTACATCTCTAAAACGAGTGGTGATTTTTTAATACGAGCAGAAGATGGATTTAACAATGGGGCAATGACTGCTCTGAAAGGACAAATCCAAAAATTTAGTGACCTCCCCGCTCAGGGAAGAGACGGATTTAAAATTGAGGTCATTGGAGATAAGAACTTTGGCTTTGATAATTTCTGGGTAAAATTTGATGGCAGTGGAACTGGAGCTTGGGTTGAAACCATTGCTCCAGATGAATTCCTAGGTTTTGAGGCTAGTACAATGCCTCATCAGCTTGTTCGTAATGCGGATGGAACATTCACATTTGAAGAGGCTACATGGGATGATAGAACCGTAGGGGACCTTAATCTTAACCCAGATCCATCCTTTGTTGGCAGTAAGATTAACGACATCTTTTTCTACAGGAACCGCTTAGGTTTCCTCTCAGACGAAGGTGTGATCATGTCTGAGGCCGGAGAGTTCTTTAACTTCTACCGTAAGACGGTCACTGAGTTACTTGATTCTGCACCGATTGATGTACAGGCTAGTCACACGAAAGTGTCAACGCTTGTCCATGCAATTCCATACAACCGGCAGCTTCTGTTATTCTCTGCACAAACACAGTTTATTGTAGATACACAGCAAGATATTCTGACACCCCAGACCGTTGCGGTTAAACAATCAACGGAGTTTGAGGCTAACGTTACAGCAGCCCCAGTTGGCTTTGGTAACAACATTTACTTTGCGGTTGATAAAGGTGAGTATTCTGGACTTAGAGAATACTTTACGATTGACGAAGTAGCCGGAACAAACGATGCGGCTGATGTTACCTCACATGTTCCTAGCTACATCCCCGCAGGTGTTACTAAGATTGCCGCCGGATTGAACAACGATATCTTGGCAGTGTTAACGCCAGATGATCCAAGTTCGATGTACATATATAACTTTTACTGGTCAAACAATGAGAAGTTGCAAAGTGCCTGGTCTAAGTGGACCTTGGATGCTGGAGATGAAATCTTAAACGTAGACTTTATCTTGTCAGATATGTTCTTGGTTATCCAGAGATCTGATGGGGTATATCTAGAAAAACTCTCAGTGGCTATCGATGACATTTGGGATGAAGAGCCATACACGGTTCACTTGGATCGCAAGGTCATTATTAGTGGTGCTGACATTACCTTTGATGGAACTTATAGCAACATCGCTTTAGCTGATCTTCCATGTGATTTGACAGATGGTGAGTGGCAAGCAGTAGTGGCTAAGGACCAAACACTTAACGAAGGTATTCTAGTTGATGTGGAGCAAGTAGCAGCCGGAGGTCGGATAGAAGGTGACTTCTCGGGCAATGATATAATCCTAGGACGTAAATATTCACACTCATATACGTTTAGTCCTATTGTGGTTAGAACTGCTTCTGGCAATGCTCAAAAAGCTGATACTACAGGTCGACTTCAAGTTAGAAACCTACAGTTAAACTTTTCTGATACCGGATACTTTAAGGCTATCGTGACACCTACGGGTAGATCGAGCTACGAATATATTTTCTCAGGAAAGACCGTGGGTCTCTCAAGTTCAACTATTGGTGACATAGCGTTGGAAACTGGGTTGTTTAAGTTTCCTGTCTTAGCCAAGAACACTGAGGTTTCAATTCAAGTAACAAACGATACCCCATTGCCCTCGGCTCTTTTGAGTGCCGACTGGGAAGGAATGTATGTCAAACGTAGTAAAGCAGTCTAGGCCAAGAGTTAAACAGGCCAGTAAGAAGGACTGTATTTTATTAGCAAAGCATTTACGCGAGGCTGATCTCCAAGAAATAAACCACGGAACTGGTTTAGATCCTGAGGTCTCCTTGCTATATGCTTTTGCCCTCTCTGACTCCTGCTATTCTGCATGGATTAACAATCAAATTATTCTTATGTACGGCTGTGGTGGACATCGCGGTGTCTTCGGATCCCCTTGGATGTTGGCCTCAGATTTACTCACGAATTTCAAAAGGGAGTTCGTAGTTCAATGCCGAGGGATAACAGAGAAGATGTTAGATAACTACGGGTATCTAGAGAACTATGTTTGGGCAGGTAATACAAAACATATTCATTGGCTTAAATGGCTTGGTTTTACAATTTGTGAGCCAACTCCACATGGAATTGATGGAGAGCCATTTCACAAATTTTATATGAAGAGATAATTATGTGCGAGATGACAACTATGCTGGCGATTGCCAGTATTGGTTCTACCGTAATGCAGGTCCAGGCACAGAACGCAGCCTATAAACAACAGCGGCGACTAAATGATCGGCAGTATCAAGCTGATATGCAAGCAGAGCGATATAACCAAGCTCAGATTAACACCACCCGTGTACAAGAAGCACAGAACACAGCAGAGCAAAAGCTCGAAAATAATCGAGCAGCAGAACGGGCTAAAGCTACGGCACGAGTAGCCGCCGGAGAAGCAGGCATAGCTGGGCTATCCGTGGATGCACTGTTGGCTGACATTGAGGCTAAAGCAGGTCGCGATAACATGACTGCTGATGTTAATTATTTAAGGCAAGACCAGGCGTTACAGGCTCAGGCTGCTAATAACAGATTCACAACAATATCAAATGTTAACTCTTACAAGTCCCCTGTTCGACCAGATTATCTTGGTGCGGCATTAAGAATTGGGACGACTGCTAACGATACATGGGGTAACAAGTAATGGCGCGAAGACAACAAGTGCAGTACCAACGGAGTGGCACAGGGTTTCAAACCTCAGCCGCACCGCAGAGAACCACAGTTCGCCAATCTGCCGCACAAGCTACCGCCGCGACCGCCCTAGCGCAGTCCTTAGGTGTAGCCTCGGATAATCTTGAGGCATACCGTCTCAAAGAAGTTGCAAAGAAGACTGCGTTACAAGAAGAAAAGTTAGATTTCTATGTATCGTCAGTTAGCAATAGCATCAAAGAGGGTGATGTAACAAAAGCTCAGATTGGAGAGTTGCACCCAGAGCTTGTCCCGTCTGTGATGTACAAAGTACAAGAGACTGTAGGAAAGCAAAAGGGGAGAGAACTTCTTCAGCCGACGATTGAACAGATTCTTGCAAATGACAATATCCGGTTAGATAAAAATAAACTCAAGGCCACTCTCGACGAAGCACAGAATAATATCCTAGCGACCACATCAGAAGACAATGAGTTTTACATTGGTGGATTGGCTACGGGTATGCAGTCTCTGATCGCTCAGTACGAGCAGAACTGGTCAGCAGAAAGAGCAACATTTATTAAAACTAAAAATACCGAGTCATTTAGAGAAGATGTTGGTGCGTTAATTAAAGAAGTGCGTAGTGGTTCTAATAACACGCGGTCATTTGAGATAAATGCTGAGGATCTTAAGTCGTTAGATGACACATTTGGTAAATGGTATGGGCTTAATCCAGTAGAGCGAAAAGAAGCTATTTATGAGGAGTTTGCTCAAAAGGCTTTAGAGTTTGGTGATACAAGTATCCTCGATAGCATCCCTAATTGGGCGTTAAATAATGAAATTAAAACTAATCGAGATAAGTTGAAAAACACGATAACGTCTAACAACATATCTCTTTATAACTTTCAAAACTCCCAACGAGAATTAGCTAGAAAAGAAACGATCCGGACCGAGAAGGTTTCTGTCCTTCAGCAGTTTAATGACGCGGAGGGAGGCTTATCTGGTCCAAAAATTATTGAATTAAGTAATTATTATGCGGCACAGAATCTTCCAGAATTGTCAGAGTATGTTCGAGAGTTTCTGAACAAAACAAATGTTGATGAGGTGACGAGTAAAACCACTGCATCAAACATTCGAAACAGATTAAGCAATGGACCGTCGATGAGCCGCGCCACGGCACAAGAAGTTATTTTAGATGAATCAAATTTAACGCCTGCGGACAAAGCTAAATTATTAGAGGACATGGATAGCCTTCTTGAAGATAATTATCTTATAAACGATAAGGCTGTTGATGATGTGTACAAGGAAGGAGTCCTAGGCGTTATTCAAACTCTACGAGACCGAGACGCATTTCCATTTACTGGAGAGGGTGTGAGAGCACAATCACGAGCAAGTAGAAAATTTAAAATACGATATCGGCAATCGTATCGTGAATGGGTTAAGCAAAACAATGGTCAAGAACCTCCAGCTTCGGTTAAAGAAGCGTTGGCGTATGAAGCATCTGAATATGCAGTTGAAGAATTAACGCCGTTCTTAGATATAAGAAACAAAGGAGAGGTACTAAAAAAATCTTTAGAAAAACCCGCTCCGGATCTTAAAGAGATCAATAAAGGCCTAGGATCAATAGATAAGCCACATACCCCCACATCACGGGAAGATTATGAAAATATTCCAATAAATGAATATTACATCGTCCCAGGTTCGGGGGAAATAGTCCAAAAATTAAAGTAAACACATATGGCTGAAAATGAAAACTGGTGGGATGCTGATCTAAAAGCAGCCAAACAAAAACCCCAAGACAACTGGTGGGAGGACGATTTAAAGGCAGCTAATCAAAACAATAGTCCTGCCCCTCAATCACCAGATTTATCTACAAACGTAATTAAACGGGACATAACCGTCCCAACTCAAAACGTAAATCAAGTTCAGGTTAATCCTAACGTAGAACAACCTAACGTTGACGTAGTAAACCCCTCAGTCATTGAGCCATCTTTACCAGAAGAATTAAAGACAAATCCGGTTAAACCTGAGGCCCAAGTACCGAACGCTGTTGATATGGAGATGCCGTCAGAAACAGATCCAGAAATCACACAGCCCAATGTCAACGAACTTGAAATTGAACCTGTTACCATTGATGCGCCATTTAAAGAAAATTTACCGGAGTATTTAGAATACAAGCCGTTTGCGGTTGTGCGAAAAAATATTGATCCGGCAAGTTTAGAAACTGATCGAGACTGGATTGCCGCCTCTGATCGTGTCTATTCAATGTTAAATCAAGGAAAATTTAACGACGAAGATGACGCATCACTTGCGGAATACGGTAAAGATTTGATGGGTTGGTTTAACTATAACCTTCCTGCAATGGCATATGTTACCTCATATGTACTCCAAGCTGACCAAGAAACTAAAGAAGCGTTCTTGTGGATGATGGATACCTATGATGAAGTAAATTATTCATGGGAAGGGTTTACTCGATTTGCATCTGGTCTTGCTCTAGATCCAACGACTTACGCAGGGATTGCCACAGTAGGTGCGGGTTTCTGGGGAAAGTTTGCTACTAAGTCAGCCGCTAAAGCTACACTTAAAGCAAAATTAGTGCAGTCCTTAGGACGCTCAGGATTACCTGCGGCACTAGAAGGTGGCATCTTAACATTCACTGATGATGCCATGCGTCAAAACATTGAGATATCTGCGGGTAGGCTTGAGGAATTTGACTATGGTCGCTCCGCTAAGAAAACGGGCATCGGGTTGGGCGGAGGATTAATTTTAGGCACTAGTGCAGACTTTGCTTTTGGCGGCATTATTAATACTGCCAGTAACGTAAAGAATGTTGGCACTGTCCCAGATACATCATTACCCAGTAATCAACCTTATTTAAGTAGTCAAGCCTCGCAAACAGTTACAACGCCAACTGTAAAGCCTAAGAAAAAAGGCCCTTTGTTAGATGTACCGGATAAGAATACATCCTTATCTAATCGACCAAGAAGCCTGAGCGAAAACTTAGCAGAGGGTCTTCAGGTAGCGGATCAATTAAGATCACTAGATAATCAAACGCTAGACGATGTTCTACAAAAGATTGTTGCGTCTGACACAATGGATGTAGCGGGACGTGTCCTCGATCCTGAAAGTATGGATGTTGTTGCGGCGGCTGTGTTCCAGCACCTCGACGAATTGCGAATTCAATATGCACGGGGAATTGAAAACCTAAACAAGTTAGATGACGATGCCACGAAGATGACTGAGGCAATCGCCAAACGTAAAGAGCTTGAAGAGCTAGATGACCGCATCATTATGCTGACAAAGGCTGATGAAGCAATTGGTGGTCAGCCAGGCTATTCTATGAGATTGCGTCAAGAACGTCTTCTTAACAGTGATGGAGGCATCAAAACTCCAAAACAAATTGCAGATGAGACTGGGGTAACTATTGATGAAGCTAGGGCAATCTATCTTAAGCAAGCCGATAAGTTAATCAACAACAGTCAGGTTATTGGGATTAATAAACAATATAACCCAATGATCAACCAAGCGATTAAAGCAGGTAAATTTGATGAGGCAGCTAAGTTAACGGCACAACGAAACAGACTTGTCGAAAACATTGAGAAGAAATTAGCTCCAGAAAAATCAGGGATTATTGCTAAAGCCACGGAAGCGGCGATATCAAATGTGTTCAGTTTCAAAACATTAATTATGAATACCATCCCATCTGGAACTAAAACTCTACTTATTCCAGGTATGAAAGCGTTGTTAAATAATCCACTTAACAAAGCAACTAGAGTTGAAGCATATGCTGCATATAAGGCTATGGGCCTTAATGCTAAGTTTGCATTAAAGGCATCATTAGAAGCATTTAAGTATGAGCAAGCCTTACTTACTAGAGATAGTAATCGTATCTTGGAAGGTGGGTCTGCATGGCAAGGTACGTTTGGTGGAGCCTTACGATTATTCCCTAGACTACTTAACTCAACCGATGAGTTCATGTCGCAGATTAATTATGCGTCATTTGTGTCAGGACGTGCCGCAGGTAAAGCTGCAATTGAGGCCTCTGAAAAAGGACTTAAAGGTAAAGAGTTTGATAGCTTTGTCCGTAAAGCAACAGAAGAAGCAATGGAAAAGTCATTTGCCGGAACTACCGGAGATGACTTAATCAACCCAATAATATCCAAAGGTTTAAATAAAGGATATACGGGTGACAAGCTGTTTAACTGGGTAGAAACACAGTTAGCGGCTGATAAAGGTATTCTGACTAAATTAGGTTATAAAAAAGATGCAAGTCTATTTCGCCGTGGTCAGGATGAAGAAGCCTTAAACTTTGTTAGAGATGTGCTTTACAAGAGAGACTTTACCGGAGAAGGTGCTGCATCTACAGCGGCGAAAGGTGTTAATACATTCTTTAAAGAAAATGGTTGGTTTAAGATTGCTACTGGCCAATTGTTTTTACGAACACCAATTCGAGTGTTTGAAGAAGGATTTCGATTAACGCCAGGTATACAGCTTTTAGCACCAAAGTTTTTAGACGATCTTAGCGGTAAAAACGGATTGCAAAGACAAACCAGAGCTAGAGGTGAGGCGTTAATGTCTCAAGCGTTAGCTGGATATTTCTTTGTAAAATATTCTAACGGTGAATTAACTAGTGGAGGTGAATACTCTAACTACGATCAAATTAAAAACCGGAGAGATACTGATAAACCACAGCCATATACAATTAAGTTTGATGATGGCTCAACGTGGTCGTATCGAAATTTCGATCCTGTCGCAACACCATTTAAGATCTTGAGCAACGCTTTTGATGGCATGAAAATGCTAGACCTTAGAAGAGCACAAGGGGAATTTATTGATGATGCTGAGTATGAGAAATACGCTAACAACATTTCTGTAGCTATGGTTGCTCTAGCGAGAGCGGTTAAAGATGCAGGTTTGTTTGAAGGTATTAATCAATTAACTCAGTTTGGATCAATCTTAATGGATCCTGAAAGTAGTGATGATGCTATCTTAAGATTGCTTCGAGATAAAATGAATCTTGCAGTTCCTAACACGATTAGGAAAGTAGCTAGAGAAAATGATCCGTACATGCGAGATCCTAAAAACTTTTATCAGCTATTAGAGACAACTTTCATACAACCTATACAATCAGCATTAAATATTGATGGGCATGAAATTAAGACATCATATTCTTACGATGTGTTAGGTAATCGCAGACAAAGCACACCAACATCTACAATGCTCGATCCATCAGGGGCAATCCTCGATTTCTTTTCAACAAATTCTATTGAAGATAGAGCTAAGGGTAGGTCTGAAGAAACGTTGTTTGTGTTGTCAGCTTTAGATGACTTGTCGAAAACTGCGGATCTCACTATTCGTCCGGTTGTAAAACATCCTGATATTCCAAATATGGATTTCAGGACTGTGATGACATCGGATGGTAAACAAACACTTTATGATCGATATAACGAAATCTATGCCGAATTCAATGTGGCTGATATCTTATATCCAATTCTAAAAAGTGGATTACCTTCTGGAACCCGCAAAGAAAAAGGACTTGTTGTAGATGAAATAAGAAGCATTATTAACGACTTTCAGAAAAGTGCCTTAGATATTCTCTTATCTGAGAACCAAGAGTTAATAAATAAACAAGTCCAACAAGACATAAAAGCGGTAGAAGATCCTATTAAAAACTTCAAATCTTACTAATCAAATGAACCCCCAGGTAACCCCTGGGGTTTTCTTTTGGAGAACACTAAGTGGCTTATAGTTACATATTTTATACAGGTGACGGGTCCACTACTAACTATGCTTTCTCCTTCCCGTATATTGATGAAGATCATATTTCGGTAAAGGTCGAAGGGGTAGCAGTAGACTTCTCGTTCCTGAGTAGCAGTACGGTTCAGCTTGACGCTGCACCAGCGGCTGACTCAACGATTGAGATTAGGAGGACAACCCCTCGGGGGTCCACCCTAGTTGACTTTACGGATGGGTCGGCATTGCTTGAGAGCGATCTCGACCTCTTAGCGTTATATAATTTATACACGTCTCAAGAATCTGCGGATGAGCTAGAGCAAGCTATTATTCAAGATGCTACGGGGCAGTATGATGCAGATAACCGTCGGATCATTAATGTAGGGGATCCGGTCAATGCCCAAGATGCGGCAACAAAGACTTGGGTCGAAAGTACATATTCAAGTGCGGTTACGAGTGCTAGTAACTCAGCAACAGCTGCGGCATCTTCAGCCACTAGTGCGTCAACCTCAGCAACCGCAGCAGCAACTTCAGCGACCGCAGCTTCTAATTCTGCCACTGCGGCAGCGGCTTCAGAGTCTACGGTTGCTAGTTCCGAAACTGCGGCAGCGTTAAGTGCAACTAATGCCGCAACCTCAGAAACCAACGCGGCATCTTCAGCAACCGCAGCGTCCAACAGTGCAACTAGTGCCGCCAATAGTGCGACTAGCGCATCAACGTCTGAGACTAACGCTGCAAGCTCCGCAACTGATGCTTCAAACAGTGCATCAAGTGCATCAACTTCAGCAACTAATGCGTCGACTAGTGCAAGCTCGGCGGCATCTTCAGCTACTGCTGCACAAACCGCTCAAGCTGCGGCTGAGTTGGCCCTCGATGAATTTGAGGATGTGTATCTAGGAGCACAAAGTTCGGACCCTACGCTTGACCGTGATGGGGATGCCCTCACCGCAGGTGACTGGTATTTCAACACAACGTCAAACAGGGTGCGTATTTATGATGGCTCTACCTGGGCCAACGTCACTGTGGATGCGTCTACAGTTGTCAGTAAAACAAGTTCTACGGGGGCTGCGGTCCTACCAACGGGGACTACAGGTGAACGTGATGCGGCTCCATCTGCCGGATATATCCGATTTAACTCTACCGACACTTCGTTTGAAGGTTACGACGGGTCTGCTTGGGGAGCTATCGGAGGTGGTAGCGGGGGCGCGACAGGAGGTGGTGGTGACCAAGTGTTTTATGAAAACGGTCAAACCATCACAACAAGTTACACATTAACAACTAGTACAAATGCGATGAGTACGGGTCCACTCACAGTTAACAGTGGCGTGTCCGTGACAATTCCAAGTGGCTCAAGATGGGTGGTGCTCTAATGGCAATGATTTTAAATGGAGATACGGGAATACAAACCCCTGGGGTGTACAACACTTCAGCGTTCTTTGAGAATGACCAGACTATTGATGCAGATCACACAGTAGCTGCTACACGCAATGCAGCAAGTATTGGTGACATAACTATTAGTTCAGGTGTGACAGTGACTGTTGCATCAGGTGGGAACTGGGTGATCTTATGAGTACACTAAAGGTTGACAATATAGCCAACACTGCTGGTGTTACTAACAACAGAGTATTACAAATTCAACACGTTAGAAATGAAACACCAAGTTCTCAGTATATAACTGCTGGCTCAGATGTTTATATTCCAGATTTAGAAATAGACATCACACCAGCTTCTTCAAATAGCACATTTTTATTATTAGCTCAGTGGTGCGGAGAATGTGGTGATACAAATATTCCTTACAACTCTGGTCTTTATTTTAGAAGATCAGGAACTGCATTAAGACCAAGTGGAGTTGGAAATAGAGGATCAATGGTTGCTCCGTTAGCTATTAGTTTTCATATTAACTCTGCAAGCACTTTGGAGTCATGTAACGCAATGTATTTTGATTCTCCTTCTACTACATCGCAAATAACTTACACTGTTAATTTTGACAATGTTTACGCAAACACTACGCTTTTTACAAACAGAACTGAAGATGATATTGATACAACATCGTCTGAAAGAGGTGTTTCAACATTTGTAGTTATGGAGATTGCCGGATGAATCACGAAGCTATTTATGCACTTTATCCTAATGTTAAACGTATTATTGTTGATACTCCATACGATGCTGACGGTAATGAAGTAACTATTGACGCTGATGCAGTTAACGCTTGGGTTAGTCCAGAGCAATACGCCAGAGACAGACGAGTTGCTTATCCATCAATCCAAGAACAACTTGATATGCAGTATTGGGATAGTGTCAATGGTACAACTACTTGGAAAGACGCTATTGAGGCTGTAAAGACGGAGCATCCTAAGCCATGAGTACACTGAAGGTAGACACAATACAAGACACCAATGCTGTTGAGATGTACCTATGCAAGGCGTGGGTGAATTTTGATGGCACACAAACAGCAGCTAATATGATTAGATCGTCTGGAAATGTAAGTAGTATTACTGATGGAGGAGTTGGAATCTACACAGTAAACTTTACAAATGCTCTGGAAGATGTAGATTATTCAGTGTGCGGTACTAGTTCTAATGGATATGGTCTTTCTAATTACTCAAATGTAACTGCACCTACTACTACATCTGTAAAAGTAATTACTTATGCTGGAGGTTTTGCTGATCTTCCATACAATTCAGTTGCTATATTTAGGTAAACCAAATGAGTACACTTAAACTAGACACAATAGCAAGCAGAGACGGATCAGAGTCTACTGATGTCACTAATGTCATTAATGGTTCTGCAAAGGCTTGGGTAAACTTTGATGGTACTGGAACAGTTGCTATTAGAGATTCATTTAACGTAGGTAGTATTACTGATAACGGTACTGGTGATTACACAGTTAACTTTACTAATGCAATGCCTAACGCTAACTATAGTTTAGCTCATATGTGTAATGCTGGTTCATTAACGTCTGGTCAACCTGCAGCCGTGTCACTTCGGAGTGCGTATACCAGTTCAACTTTAGATTCTGAAGCTATGACAACAACAAGTTTTAGAATTAATGCTGGTTTTGGAAATACTACAGTACGTTATGATGTATCTTTTATATCAATAATAGTTCTTAGATAAGAGGAAATTATGGACAAGAGAATTATTTATCCTACAGATGACGGTGGTGTAGCAGTGATTGTACCAGCACCTAACAGTGGTTTAACTATTGAGCAGATTGCTGCTAAGGATGTACCTGCTGGTAAAGAGTATCAGATTGTAGATGTTACTGACATTCCTGGGGATAGAACTTTTAGAAATGCTTGGGAGTACGCATAATGCCTATTACTGTAAACCTAACTAAAGCTAAAGACATTGCTCACGACATGCGTAGAGCTAAGCGTGAGGAAGAGTTTAAGCCACACGATGATGTGATTGCTAAACAGATTCCTGGTGCTGACGCTACTGCTGCTGAAGAGTCTAGGGTAGCTATAAGAGCTAAGTACGAAACAGTACAAACAGATATTGATGCAGCTATTAATGAAGTAGAGTTGCGTAATGTTGTGGAGAATATGTAAATGTCTAAAGTCGTTATTCAGGGCAATGCTAACGGGACTGGTAATTTCACTATTGCTGCCCCGAATAGCAATACTGACAGAACATTTAATCTTCCTGATGCTGCTGGTACAGTATTAACTACAGGAAACCAATCAGACTTTCCTGCTGGTAGTGTGTTGCAAGTTGTTAATACTGCTAAAACCGATATCTTTAGTAGTGGTGCGGCTAGCTGGACAGAAATTACTGGTTTAAATGTTAGTATCACACCTTCATCTACTAACAGTAAAATTTTAATATCTTACAATTTAAGTGTTACTGCTTCTGCTGCTGGCTACAGTGCTGGTTTTAGATTAGCAAGAGATTCTACTTATATATTATACGGTGATGCAATAGGAAGTCTACAACAAGCAACAAGTTATGTGTTTTCAGATAGTTATGCTTATCCTCATTGGCATCCTAATATAATTTATTTAGATTCACCTTCTACTACATCTTCTATAACTTATAAAATTTACGGGATTGCTCCGTATGGAACGTCTTATCCGTTTTATATAAACAGAGATCGTTTAGGTGGAACTACAGATAAATTTGGAACTTCTGTTTCTACAATTACAGCAATGGAGATAGCAGGATGAATCATAAAGCTATTTACGCATTATATTCTAACGTTGTGTCTATTGATGATACTGCTGGGGCTATGGATGCTAATGGAAACAAAGTAGAAATTGACATGGATGCGGTCAATGCTTGGGTTGATCCAGACGCATACAAGTTTAGTAGAGCATTAGAGTATCCAGCTATTGGTGACCAGTTAGATGCCTTGTTTCATGCGGGAGTATTTCCTGCTGACATGGCTGCACAGATTCAAGCAGTTAAAGACAAATATCCAAAAGGTTAATTATGAGTACCATTGCAGTCAACGCAATTACAGATGCTAACGGTGGTAGCACTACATCGATCAATGGCACTACGCCTAATGCTTACAACACAGTAGGCAAGAACAGGATCATTAATGGTGCGATGCAGATTGCACAGCGTGGTACTAGTGCAACTGGAATTTCAAACAATACATATCCGGCATTGGATAGATGGAAATATTTTCTAAGTGGACCTACTGTAGATGTTAGTCAACAATCGTTTACTTTAGGACAAACAGATGTTACTGGAGAGCCTGAGTTTTATCTAAGGAATACAGTTTCCTCAAACTCTGGAACTAGTGACTATGTAATTCTAGCGCAACACATAGAAGACGTTAGAACATTTGCCGGTCAAACTTGTACTCTTTCATTCTGGGCTAAAAGTTCAGTTTCTGGAAATAAAATAGCAATAGAACTAAACCAAAGTTTTGGAACTGGTGGTAGTGCAAGTAGTCGTGTTGTAACCGCAGATTCTGACTCAGTTACTTTGTCTACTTCGTGGCAAAAGTTTTCGGTCACACTAACTCTTCCTAGTATTTCAGGAAAAACTATTGATCCATCAACAAATACCAGTTATTTAGAACTTTACTTATGGCTTAGCTCAGGTTCTGCTTATGACTCTCGTGCAAGCTCAATAGGAAACCAAGCTGGCAATTTTGATATTACTTTAATTCAGTTTGAAGCCGGTGAGTCAGCTACTGAGTTTGAGCATAGACCTTATGGTACTGAGTTGTTGTTGTGTCAGAGGTATTACCAATTTATAGATGGAGCAGAATACTCAAACGAAGCTATTTGGAGTAGTTATGGTGCTGCATATAATTATGTAAATTGGCAATATAAAGTTCAAATGAGAAGTCAACCAACGATTGCTGGGTTATATGAGGGGACAGGCTTAATGAGGGGGACTTATGGCGCAACTATTTATACTGCTGGTAATGCTTGGGCTTCTTTTGGTTGGAGCAATACCTCTGGTGGAACTCTTGGTATTTGTTCGGCAGATGCGGAGTTATAAATGTATAAATTAGTTGAAGATGTACATCCAGTAACAGGAAATACTATTAGTTCAATACTAAGAATAGCAGACAATGCTTCTATTCCATTTGACGAAGCAAACAGAGACTATCAAGAATACTTAGAGTGGTTGGCTGAGGGCAATACGCCTGAGCCAGCCGACTCATGAATATTGATATAGGGAAAATAACCGGATCACTATTACCAGTCCTACTAGCAGCAATGTGGTGGTTAATTTCCTCAATTAATCATTTGCAGTTAGAAATAAACAGTCTCAAGGGTAACATGATGTTACTCATTACCCCCAATGGAACCATCATCCCCTCACCTGGCAACCGAGAAGCTCGGAGCGAGTTGAAGGAGGAATTAGTTGAACGCCTAACTGACTTACACGTTCGACTTAAATTAGTCGAGGAGAAGCAGAGTAACCCTTAAAGGAGCAAAATTTAAATGGAAGGATTCCTCGAACTTTGGCCCGTAATATCGGGCCTTATTGCTGTTGGGGCTATAGGCGTTGCCTTTCGTGCTGAAATAACTGTGCGTGTAAAGGTACTCGAATCCAAAGTAGAAACTTTATTTTCTTTATTTAATAAAAACAATGAACGCAAAGATTAACGATACTCAATCACAACTCGATGCTCATGAGCGAGAATGTGCAGTCCGCTATGCTTCTGTACAAGAAAAACTAAACGCACTTGAGAAACGCTTATGGAGACTAGAGGCTATGATTATGGGATCTACAATTCTCATAGTTGGTCTTAGCGTCTCTCTAATAACAAAACTATAGGACTACTTTATGTTACCACTACTATCTGCCTTATTACCTAAGGCCCTCGATATTGTGGACCAATTTATTCCTGACAAAGACGCGGCGGCAAAAGCCAAGGCTGAAATGGAGATGAAGCTAGTAGAGGCTGCTAATGCAGCTAACATGGCTCAACTTCAAACCAACATTGCTGAGGCACAACACAAGTCAGTCTTCGTGGCTGGCTGGAGACCTGCTATAGGTTGGCTTTGTGCTTTTGGCTTAGGTTGGCAGTTTGTCGGCAATGAAATGGTCAAATGGGTAATTGCTATAAATCATCTCAACGTAGTCCCTCCAAGTATTAGCACCGAAGGACTCATGGAGTTAACTTTTGCTATGCTTGGCATGGCAGGTCTACGAACCTTTGAGAAGATGAAGGGAGTTACTAAGTGAAGAAAGCTGAAGAACAACAACTAGGTGAGTTACACGGAACCTTGGCTAATGTCCTCAAGGATGCCATTACTCGACCTTATGCAGACAAGGATACCGGAGAATCTATACCGCCTCCGGCTGCAATCTTAAACGTCGCCAGACAGTTCCTAAAAGACAACAAGATAGAGGCTATTGCAGTAGAGGGTTCCCCCTTAGCAAGCCTTGCGGATCTTCCAGAGTTTGACGAAGACGAAAACATCTACCCACTACGGAAGACTAACTAATCATTCATGACTACTAATGATCAATCGAGGGTCCTGAAGGACTTTCGAGTC